TCTCCATCAGAAACTGTAGACTCTATAGTAAAATTAGTTGGTGTTGACTCCGTACCAAATTGACCAAAAGTTGTTCCACCTTTCTGAAAGAATATTTGTTGACCACCTGCATCAAGATTAATTTCTCCTGCAACATCTAGTGTTAAATCGCCAGAAGCATTAGCTATATTACCTGTGACCTGTATGCCTGTGCTGGTGGTGGCGAGTTTAGTTGACCCGTTATATCTTAACTCAGCTTCACCATCCGTAATGAACTGTGCTAAAACTTCATCTGTTGCAGCATTGTAAAACTGAATGCGATCAGATGCCGCAATTCTTAAATTACCAGTGCCTTGATCTGAGATATAACTATGCGATCCATCATGGTATAGTTGGAGATCTGAACCGGCACCGAAGATTACTTTGTCGTTATCACGAAAGGAAAGATCACCATCTATATTGGCATCACCATTAATATCAGCCCCAGTGGTACTGAGGTTGACCGCCTTAGAACCGATATATCCTGCCATTAGGTTTGCTCCAACACAGAGATAATTGCATCAACAGAGGATGCTGTATCTGATGTAACTACAATAGTTTCAGTAGCCTCTGCTATAATCTTGCCATCTAAAACAGATAAAGCTGACCCTGCAGGTACAGGAGCAGCCTTTACAATGTAAGTAGACCCTAACTGAACATCAACTAAGATCTGACTAGTGGTTCTGTTAGATAAGTTAAGACCAATGAGGATAGCTGTAGTAGAACCAGGAACCGTATATACAGTTGTAGCACCTGTTCCTACACTAGCTGAAACATAATTCTTAAACGTGTTTGCCATAATATTATCCTAGCGCAATAGCCAAAGCTGTGGCCTGATCTGCTGCTTCCCTATCTGTGTACTCTGTTGTAGCAAGCTTAGTGCTGTTATCACTACCACTCTGAGTAACACCAGTAGTAGCACTCGTAATAGTACCGCTAAGTTGCCCTGCAAAGGTTGTAGCTGTATTTGTACCTGTTACATCTAGTGACTTGTTAAAGACAAACTTATCACCAGTATCAGCATAAGTTAGTGTAGCACTTGCACCATCTATTGTCAACCCTGCACCGTTAGCTGCAGCAGAATTAGCCGCACCACTAGCTAAGACAAGGTTCTTATCATCTAGTGTAACTGTAGTGCTGTTGATTGTGGTGGTTGTGCCATCTACCTGCAAGTTACCAGCAACAACAAGAGTACCTGTATCATCGCCATGTGCAGCAGGGTCAATAGTGAAAGTAGATGGGCCTCTGAGGTAACCGCTTGTATTAATGTTACCTACAGCTAATACATCACTGGCGTCTAAGTATACTGACTTCTCAGCAGGATAAGTGATGAATATGTCTTTAGTACCAGAAGTAAAGTTAACTGCATTACCACTGTTACTACTCTCTAAGACAGTAGTACGTGTAAGAGTGCTTGAACTGTAAGTACCTAAACCTACTTCAAACTCAGCAGTGTCTCTGTGTACGATAGAATAGTACGTAGTATCACTATTTGAGAGAACACCACTGAAAGCTTGAAAGCCAGCCACTGCGCCAGCTAGAGTTACAGCACCTGTGCCTGTAGTTGTAGTAGTTTCTTTTACTCTATCCTTGACAACAAGAGCCATAACTATGCTCCCTTATGCAATACGGATGATTGCTGTAGATGCAGCCGCTGCTGGGAATTGTACCACAAAGTCACCATTAGTAGATGTCTTAGTACCACCAAAGTCAATAGTAGCAATAGCTTTATTTGATTGTGAAGTGTTATAGATGATACAACCGTCTGCTGATACTGTAGCGGATGCCCAAGTTGTATCTGTAAAGTCTATAATAGCAGTAGAGCTATCTAGTGAAATAGTCGCACCAGCCAGAGTGTTGCCACCTGTAGTGTAGTTAGTACCAGTAGCCTCATCTGAGTTACCAGTAACGTTACTATAATTAGTTGTAGCTGCACCATACGTACCAGTAGGAGAAGCCTTGATTAGAGCAATTTTAAGTGTGTTGGTATCTAAATCGTGAACGCCCCCAAGTAGCTCTTGCTTGAAGCTGTTACACATCGCTGTAGTGATTGCCATAGGAGTGTCCCTTTAAAATAAGCACAAAGGGGCCAGCATGTAGCCAGCCCCCATGTTTATAGGTGTATTAAGCAGCGTTGTATACTGCAGTAACCAAGGCTTCTGGACGAAGAATTTTACGCCCGTAAAGATGCATACCGCGAACAATATCAGCGAATGAATCTGGGTCACGGTAAGTCTCAACTTTGTTGAGTTGCTGTGCAGTTGCAACAGCGGAGTCGTGTCCAGCTACAATAACGCCATAGTTATCGTCCTGTGCAGTTACGCCTGTAGTACCAGCGCCAGTGCCCTTCGCAGGAAGGTTGTTTGACTGATAAATACGGAAGCCATGCAAGTTGTTAAGTACCAGACCGTTTTGCAGTCCTGCACCACCGAAGTCAGCGTTCAAAACGCGAGAATCTTCGTCTTTTAATAGCTCCATGAATACCGGGTCAACACACAGCCAACGCCCACGAGTATCAACATTAGCCTGATCAAGTACACGGCTCATACGAGCTACGACTTGCAAAGGTGTTGCTGTGGTTGTTGATGCAGCAGTTGCACCACCGAAGCGAGGAGCCAATGGAATTGAGTCACCAGTTGTGCTAGAAGAGGCACTAGTAGTGATGTTTCCGAAGTCTGACATATCCAAATGATTGGCTTTCAGAAATTCCCCGTCAAGTTGGTTTGCTGTTTGATGCGAAGCAGTACCACTTACAGTAGTAATCTTAGCACCAGCAGTAGTATAACCAGACATGTATGACAATACATCAGCATCCATTGAGTCAGCCATTTTATAGGCTGCACGATCAGATGACAAACGCATGAAGTCATGGTGGGCTTGCTGCTCTTCAATATCGTCAAGCTTGAAGGCAAAGTAGTTGGCTTTGTCGATAGTCAACTGAAAGTCATTATCAACGAGGTCTTGCGCCGAAACGGTTGTACCACGTAGCAATGCATTCACTGTGATATCAGGCTCTTTAAGAATGCGAACCGTATCACCTTGGTTTGCGATCTCCCCAAAATATTCAGAGTTAGTAATCGCTTGAGTTGTAGCACTCTTGCGGAACGCAATCTGTGCTTGTTTTGAATAAATAACGCTGGAGAATACTCCATTGTTAAGGTTGGTATAGCCAGAAGCTTTTCCAAATGCAGCCATAATTAATCTCCTTATAGATATGACCGTTAAAGTTATAGATCATCATATCCACAGCAGAGGCCAAACTTATCTGAGTAGTCTATTATCTAGGTATGCCTACCTGTGTAACAGAGGTCAAACGTATTTGGGTAGTCTAGTAGTGGCTAGAGTCTTAGTTAAAATACACATTTAAAGTGTACTCAATACAAGTTATATTCAACTCGTACCTATTGTCAACAGTTATTTTGACAAATCATATACAAACTTACCAGATTTCTGAGCTTCATGTATCTCTTCATGGTGCTTCTCAAACTCTTTGTCACTCATTTTAGCGACAGTAGATTCACGCCAGAAGTTTTTACTCTCATCATCATTTACGGTAGTTCTGCTTTTACTCTTTACAGAAGAGGCTGCTGCCTTATCTGCACTATTATTAGGTTTAGACTTAATACCCTTGTGTGACTTATATAGGTCAATAGCCACTGCTACAGACTTAGCATCCTCAGAGTTCTCGTATAGAGCATCCTGTACAACTTTAGGTTGTTTCTCTGCCCAGTTATGAAACTCATCTGAGGAGCGGATCTCTTCAAAGTCAGGGTGTAAAGACATAAGCTCTGCTTCAGCTTTTTCTTTCTTAGCTTGTGTGCGTAGCTCTTCTATTTCTTTGAGTCGGCTGTCCAAGGAAGAAGCTTTTTCAGCGGCTTTGTTTTCTGCGATAGCTTCAACAATACCAGCGACATCAGGGTACTTAGATGACCAAGCTTCAATCTCTTCCTTAGACTTGGGAAGAACCAGTTCATTCTTAGTAGCTTTATCAAGTTGTCCTTGTAGTTTTTCAAACTTGGCATCCCAGTCTTTTTCCTTAGTTTGTAGGAGTTTACGTATATCGCCATAGCGCTTCTTGAAAGACTTCTCTTCAGCGCTTAATCCATCTGACTCTGTATTAACTTCTTCAGACTCTTTGGATTCCACAGACCGTGTTTCTTTTTGTTCCGTATCACTCTCATCTGAAACTTGGGCGTTCTCAGTGCTTTGGCTATCGGGTTCCTGATTATCTTCTGCTTCTTCATCGACCTGCTCACCCTTGATGAGTGCCTCTAGTTCGCGTTCTTCTTTCTCAAGCAACTGTTGGTTGCGATCATGTGCGTAGCTGTCTGCTTTAATAATAGTTTGTTCTGCCATTGACATAATTGTAGTTCCTTTATGTTGGGGCCAGCATTATTGCCGGGTAGCCTTATAGTTTATTTTAACCTGACTAAACAGCGCCAGTTTTAGGGTCAGAGGTAAAACCTAAATCAGAAGGAGAATATGATTTACTACCACTTGACTTAGAATTACTGTCTTGTTTCTTTTCACCCTCTTTAACAAAGCCAAATGGTGTAGATTTGTAACCTGCAGCTTCCATATCTTTTCTGTAATTATCACTAGCCTGTGCGTGAAAAGCATCTGAACCTTTTAAGCCTTTATACCCAGATACAAAAGCGTTTGATAGAGACTGACTCTTTTCAGCTTGTCTTTCTTTTGAGACCTCTGGTTGATACAATGGACTTGCACTTTTCTTAAATGTTCTGTACGCATTTGTTAAACCAGAGCTAATACCTTCAGCGGCATTTTGTATCCCGCCTAAAATATCAATGTCACCTTGTTCATTTTTACCCTCTAGTTGATCAAGTAAACCTTTAACTCTTTCTTTGTAAGGACTTTTTTTATCTAGCCCTTCATAAGCTTTGTTTAACTCTTCTCTCATAAAGTTTCTATGTTGAGCTTGAGCTAATCCAATTACAGGTATACTTAAACCTACTGAGTTTGTAGCACCTCTAATATCCTCAGTTACACGATCAAACCAATCACTTATTGAGGCGTCTTCTGTTTTATCACCTATATTACCAACTTCAGAATAGTTTACCTTTTTTCTTTTAGGGGCTTCTGATACGGGACCATCTCCATCTCTATCACTATATCTTTGAGGTGTTACCTGTTGAGCAGGAGCCTCTACACCTACCTCAGTGTAACCTGCTGGTATTGAAACTGTAGGTTGACCATTAACAAATCTAATAGTCATTGTCAAGCCCTGATCATTAACGTAAGTTTTGTACTCTTGTGCGCCACCTACCCCTGGAAACGAGTAACCAGAAAGAAAGTCAGGTTGTATCATACTTGTAACGTCACCACCCTCGTTCATCATCATAGGATCATCTGGCATATCCTCTGCTTGTAGCTCAGAAACATCAAACGGTAAGCCACCCTCTGCTGGTACAGGCTCTCCACCGATACGACCATTAGCTGCCATATCTTCAAAGCCCATCTTAGCTTGACTGCGTAGGTCTTCAAAGAACTTAACTCCGTAGTAACGAACCACATCAGCGGGTACGACATACTCACCCTCACTTAGTTTAGCATCAATGTCATCACGTACTTCTTCTGGTAGTGACCCTGTAGGTACTTCATTACCTGAGACTGGATCTACTTCTTCTACAGAGCCGCCCAGCGCAAAGGCCATTTGTGTTTGGTCTTTTTTCATACCTGCGCCCATTTCTGCCATTTGATAATCATCTACACCTTGATACATATCTGCTCCTACTAATCCACCAGAGGCAAAACCTTTGCCTAGCTTTTCTCTTAATTCTGCCTCTGTAGGTAAATCTTCTACACCAGCCTCTGTATTTAACTTTTTAACTTCGTCACGGTCTATAATACGGTTTACTTTCATCTCGCCACTAATAAGCCAGTTACCCTGCATATTAGGATTTGTCTTGTACCTGTAATAACCTCCAAAAGGTAATTCATCTGTAATGTGAGCGGTTTTTACATTTGGTGTACCATCTTTCTTTAGAAGAGCACGACTGTTTGCTATTTCCTGCCAATCTACGTCTGCTGGCATTTCTACTTCTGCCCAGACTTGATCACCACCTCTTATCTTATAACTCTTACCATCTATCTTAACTTCAGGACCAATATGCGCTGCTGTTGGATTGTCACCTGCATGCCATCCGGGTCTAGCAGCTACAGCTTTTATTGTTTTAGCTTTTGAACCCTTTGCTAAAAACCCTGCTTTTATAAGCATATCTCTGGTTTCTTGGTCTGGTATTTTAATGGAGTCGCCAGTTCCTTTTTTACCTTTTGTGCCACGAGAAGGTACATAGTAATTTCCATTTTCTGCTTTAAACCTGTACTCTGGAAAAACAGCCTTCATGTAAGATCCTACAGGAACTTCTGTATCAGCATCAACAAAAAGAGGGTATAGTTTACCATCTTCTCCTCTGGTAAATAGTTTATAACCTTTAACCGTATTTTTAAACTCTGTGTTAGATCTTGCAGATACAGCAGGTATATTAGTAGTACCTTCTATAGCAGTGTCAGTCTGTTTAGATAAATCTGCACCCTTACGTATCATACTCTTTGCTACTGGGCCAAGTGCAGGTATACTTCCTAAAGCCTCAACTCCTGCAAGCATACCAATCTTTAGATAGTCAGGCTCTTCTTTTTGTAGCTCTTTTTGTACTTCTACTACTGAGTCTACTGGTGTAGCTAAACTTACGGCTGTATCAGCGGCAGTCACGGACATAGGTTCTTCTGGCCTATCTCCAAACACTTTAGAGAAGTTATCTGCAGCAGGGGCTACCTCTGCCTTTTCTTCTGGAGTCATGTCAACTAAGCGTTTACGGTAGTCAACCATTAACCATCTCCCTGAGTAGCTTTAAACGTCTTAGCGTACTAATAGAACCCTGTGCTGAATACACCTCTTGTACAGAACCAGCCTGTTCCATAGTCCTGTGTTGTGTAGCTATAAGTTCATCAATTAGCTGATTAAACTCATCCATAGCTTGTTTGTTGTTAACGAGTTGCTTAAGCGACATTACCAGTAAACCCTTGCTCACCTGGAGTTGGTGCTGTACCTATACCCATCTGTGAACCACCACCGCCTGATGTATCTGCTACACCTTGAGGAGCCTGACCTTGTGGTGCTTGTACACCCTCTGGCCCTGCAGGTGGTTGTTGTGGTGCTTGGAATGCTTTCAAGATCTCAGCCTGAATAGCTGCGTCCTGCATAGAGTTAGTCACCTTGTCAGGGTCAAGTTCCATAGACTTAGCAATCTCACGAATGATGTAGTCCATCTTAGCAAACGGTGCCAGTGTTGGGTTCTGTGCTACCTGTAAGAACTGCATCAGACGTTGTGAGCGTACCTCATTAGCCATAAGACTCTCTGTACCAGATGCACGTACCTCTAGGTCACCACGAATATCCTCATCAAAGTCAAACTGCATGTTAAATGCAAAGAAGGACTTACCTAGTGGCCGTATGAGGTAATCATCAACGTTCTTAACAACATTTCGTATGCTGCCATTAGCTGCAGACATAAGCATAGAGATGCCAGAAGCAGTTCGCCCCACTCCGCTGACGCCTGTTTGACCATGTGCGAAACTTGGGAAGCCTGTACTCTCATCTGCTAATACCCTAGCCTTATCAAATAGTTGTAGGTTCTCTTGTGCCACATTAGGAAACTTAGTCCCAAAAATGCCTTGGCCTGGAGCACCACCCTGTCTACGGAAGACTTTTCCTGGGTACACACTTAAGTCCTGTCCGGGGACCAAATTTGTCTCATCAACCTCTATAATTAGATTACCAGATAATGCAGCATTGTCAATAGCCATACGCATAAACCCATTCATAAGAGTTTGCGTATCATCCATATTCTCCGCTATACCTACCCCAAAGAATGAGTAAGGGTTATGTTCGTATGGTGTTGCATAATAAGGTATAGTTGCTGGCTTAAAAGGATTAAGCACAAAACGTAGTACTTCACCGTTACACACCCAGATGTTACAGCTAAGCTCATCTAAGTCCTTGTAGTCTTTAGGAATAGATACACCATTCTCTTCTAGTAGATCTACATCGACAAAACCCCAGAACTCTAAGACTTCCCAGCGCTCTGTAGTAGCCTCAGTCTCGTTGTCTTCCATAGTCTGTTCCCAGTACTTCATATCGTAGTCTGGGCCTTTATCTACAGCAAGCTCAACAGAATCCTTCATAAAGTAAGGACGGTTCTTTAGGCTACGTAGTTGTGTACGAGACATCTTATGACGTTCCACTACATACTCCGCATCATCCATACTTGACGCCTCTGGGTCAGGATAGAAGTTCCATAGAGATACGTGACTAGTAGAGGGTACAGTCTTAACCAGAGGGTCATACTCACCATCCTCATTCCAGTTAGGGTATTCTTTGTCTACAGCAAATGGACCCTTCATAACACCAGTACCTAGAAGAGCCATCTCAAATGCCATAGAGCGTAAATGCTTATTTGCACCTGACTCTACAAGCTGATCATGGATCTTCTTCTCCATCTTCTTAGCGGCCACCATAGCAGGGTGAAACGTTACTGTGGTAGGGGTGGTGCCATCACCCTCAATAACCTTATCACTGACCGGCCCTAGCTTCTCCTCTAGCGGTCCTAGTCGGTTCTTAAGGTCAGCCATAGTCTCACCGGGCTTTAACTCAGTGTCAGGCCCGATTAAGTAAGGCTTAGGGGCTGCATCTCGTGTAACATTACCCAGTTCATCCCCAGCCTGTTCAGCATTAGGATCAATGTTAATGTGTACTGACTCAGCTACACCATCTGGTAAAATAGAAGGATCAATAGTAAGTGGGAACTTATTGTTGCCAAACAGTACGTCTACAATCTGACCATAAGCAGCGAGTGTCTTTGTCTTAGTGACCTTAATAAACACACGAGACTTCTCTGTATCAGTGAACTGTACATCTGATCCGTAGATACCACGATAGTTACGGTAGGCACGTAACCAACGTGTCTCATCACCATAACGTGCATCCTCTGAACGTTTAAATCTTTCGTTAACAAATGAAACAACACTAGATACAGACTCAAAGATGCTATCTTCTGCATCCTCTGCTGCGGTTACTTCATCTGTCTCAAACATGAGTTCGTCTTGTTCTGCCATATTTAATATCCAAAGCTGGGGTCAGAGGCTTGAAACCCTGATCGTTGAGTTGCAGGGTTGTAGTCCCATATAGAACTTCTAGGTCTTGTCATTATACCATACCTTAGAGCGTCATACAAGTGATCTTCTGCATTTGTATCAACGTCCTCTGGGTTTCTTTTATCTAGAGGTATAGAGGGTAGTTGAGCTATTGTGTTGGTACAGTTAGCGAAGAATACAAGTCTAGGCTCTTCTGTATGCTCATCTACCTGTAACCGTCTGTGCATCTCGTTCTTACCTGCTACACGAGAGCCTCTAGATCTATCTGAGGGACGCCAGCGGCAACCCTTCATATTCATTTGTTCAGCCAATGACGGGCCAGTATCACCACGCTTGTGCCATAGAGAACTATCCAAAACACCATATCTAATTGTGCCATCTTCTGCCTCTGCATCTAGTATCATATCAGCTAAATCAGTAGCTGTAACCTTAGAACAATATAACTCTCTGTAGACAACAAGCTGCTCACTGGGTGATACAGCAATCCAGACAACGCCTGTGTAGCTTCCGTAACCGTAGTCGCAAGCTCTAAACTTAGTCCAGCTTGAGGGAATTTTAAAAGGCTCCACGACATGTATGGCTCTGTTCCACTCAGGAAAGGCTGCGCCTTCATTGACATCCCAGTTACCTTCTAGTAGTTGCTTACGTTGATGCTCTGGTAGCGACAGAAGCATTGCCTCATAGTCGCCGCTCTCTGCTAAGTAAGGGTTATCAAATAAACTAGCAGGTATAAACCTACGCTTAAACAGTGACTGCCCAGCCTTAGAGTGACCCGCTGGATACTTAATCTCTTCACCTGTCTCGATATTAGTAGCCCAGAAAGGCTCACCATACTTAGCAGGATCAATAAACATCTTCTTAACCCAGCTATGACCACTGCCACCGGGGTTAGTTGTCGCTCTCATGTAAAGACCTAACTCCATTGAACTAGCAGATCTCAAGCGACTCCTCATATAATCCCAAGCGAAAGGTGTAGGCCATTGAGTAAGTTCATCGAACCCAATCCAGTTAAACGCCTGACCCTGATATCTCGTAACGTCCATGTCCTTATCAAGATATGACATCCACAGTCTACCACCTCTAGGTGAAATCCACTGAGACTTTCTTTCAGACCACTTGATTCCCGGTACAGCACGAGGGTATAACTCCTGAGATTTCTGTATAAGTTCCCTTAACTCTTCTGTAGTGTGTCTTACTAACAACCCGCTAAAGTTGGGGTGGTTTAAACCATGTAGCGGGTCAGCAAGCATAGCATATGACTTACCACCACCAGCACTACCCCCATATAAAACTTCACGCTCAGATGAACTAAGAAAGTCTGTCTGAGGGCCGGGGTTAGGTTTAAACACGACATCCTGTGCTACCTCGACATCAAACTCAGGAGCCTTAACCTCTGCAGGAACAGTTGTAGGGGGAGTAGCGACTGTCTCTGTCTGGTTAGCTTTCTTCTGAGTACGCCCCGACCCTGCCTTTTTCAAGCTTTTCGATCTCCGAGATGGTTTCTTGGAGCCTTTTGGCAAGTCTGCGTTTAATAATAACTGCTTTTTTACGTCTTCTGTCAATTTCTACTCGCTTCTTTAAGCCCATATGAGATATATACCTATCAGTGTGCTTTGTCAACCAAATTGCAACTTCCCTGTAGGAATATTGTTTTAAGTGTCTCTTTGCAAGCTCAAGCGCTTCTAGTTCATGTGGTATTGGTACTAGCAGTCTTTCATTGTCGGGGTGTAACTCATAGCCAAAAGGTATTGTTTGTGATACCCTAGCTACTGTGTGCCATTCTTTCTCTTTGCCCTTGTTAGGTTTGGGTAATTCCCAGAAACCCAAGTCTCTCTTGTAGTCAATTTGTGGCAAGGTCTACTCATTCTTCCCTTCTTTGGGGGGTAAGTAAAATATACCGCCGCCTCCTGAAGTTACATCAACCTTGTCTACCTTGCCTAGCCCAGCGCGATCAAGTAAATCTTTCGCTGCAGCCATCTTATCACGAATACCTAACTCAGTAGGGTCATACAGTGCCTGTGTCATAGCCATAGCTGCTTTAGGTGCAGTACGAGCAAACCAAGTGCGTGTCTTCTCACCTATCTCATCCTTTAGAGACTCAACAATAAGAGAAGTGGAAGTACCATCTCCATAGCCAGCTAACTTCTTAGCCTGTACAACATCTCCATTAGCCTCATCAAAGAGAACCTCTAGAAACTTCTGTTGTTTATCTGTCAATGATCTTGCCATTATAACGTCCTTAAGTAAATCAAACCTACAAAGCTACCTGTAATAACTAGGAACAACACAAAACCTGCTCCCCACTCTACAATCTTACGCTTCATCTCTATACGTTTGTGATCATGTTCTTTCTTTTGTTTGCGGATATCAGCCTCAATACGTAGAAGCTCTTCCCAATGTGAAGGCCCATACATTACACAAATGTAATCCTTGAGTTCCTTCCTCATAGACTCAGCTTTCTTCTTAGCTGCGAATATCTCCATTGCTTCTGCTTGAACGCCACCACCAAGGGTTTTATACCAAGGTGGTTTAGCGTTCTGTCTGTCAGCAAAGTCTAAGTCACTTATGGCAACAGCCCACTGTGTAAGCTGACCACCCATGTCTTGTAAGTCTTTACCTACCGCAATACCCTTCTTAAGAGCATTAAATGCGGTTGTGGCTAAACCTATAGCGGTTACTGGATCTATCACTGTAGGAACCCCCTCTTCTAAGTCCACTACCTGTTTGTCTATCTGTATCACCTGATGATACATTAGCTAGAACAGTAAGGCTTAGAATAAGGGGTAATTCCTTAACTAGGTTCACTGTTTAATGCCATAAACACGACCGTATATCTCCCCTCTTGAGATACCCATATCGTGTAGTTCTTTATCCTTCATGTTCATCAGAATCCAGTAGTCTGCTCGACGCTGCTGATTATCCTGAATACGGTTTAGTAGTTTCTTAAACATAGCACTATCTCCTTATGTTGTGTGCATGGAGATAGTTATACTTATTTACAGGTTGAGTAGTAGATACAAAATGTGCATACCCGCTACCTGTTAGGGTTATAGTACTGCCTTACTGAGATAAACGCCTCTAAACTACTAGAAGCACCATCAAATGCTAAGATCTTATCACCAGCATGTAGGTGTATCCTATCAGAGCCTATAACATTATATACGTCCTTACCAGCTATAGACTTATCATTTATCAAGTGATGATACGTACTTGTGTCTGCGTGAAACCACTGAATTGTAACATTCTGAGTAGATGTAGACCCATTCGTTACATGTAGAAAGTCTATGGTTGCATCGTGATTAGGTGGACACGTATAAATCAAGTTAGCACTAGCACCACCTGAAGTAGCAGTAATGGTTACTGATTCTGTATCTGTTGTAAAATCACGAGTGGTAACCATTTACTAGGCTTTCTTCTTAGCTGGTTTCTTCTTAGGAGTCACAGCCTTCTTTACTTTAGTAGTCCATGCTTCATTCTCAGGTGTACTAGGGTCATCCTTAATATAGTGACCCTTATCGTTTCTAGCACGTACAACTTCTACTTCCTGTGTACACACCTTCTCGACAAACTCATCCTTATACCAAACGACACCATAAGCACCTTCACCAGCAATAGGGTTACCACCAGCATTACGTACTGCATCTACTTCTACTGTATATCCAGCCTTCTCTAGGGCTGATTTATGTTCTGTGAATACACTCATTACGTCTTGATACCCCGTGTACCCTTTTGTCCTGCAGGGTTAGATGCACCGCATAAGCCACCCTTATTGTAGCCCATCTTCTTTTTAGCCATACCGCCACCCATCATGCCCATAGCTTTCATGTCTGGCTTCTTAGCTACACCACCATACATGTAGCCCATCTTAGCTGCTACCTCTGGTGCCTTCTTCTTAAGTGCTGCCATACCAGCATTCATTGGTTTCTTAGCCATGTTACTTCTTCCTTTGAGATGTTGCTTTTTTCTTTGCTGTAGCACTTAGATCACTAAAGTGATACAACCTCTTACTACTCTTACCGTGAGTCTTACCAGAGTGAACCTGACCATTAGGCATCTTATGCATACCGCCCTTATGCTCAGTACCATCCTTAAAGTAATGCTTTACGCCCTTAGCCATTACGTTGTTCTCTTTCTACCTGATGCAGTCGTTGACCACTTAACTTTCTTAGGGCCAGTCTTCTTAGCGGCCTCTTTCTTACTAATCTTACTAGCTACAGCTTTGGGTCTACACGCAGGATAGCCACGCTTCTCACCAGAGGAACGACCACAGGGTTTACCTGTCTTAATGTCGGTCCACTCTTCACCGAACCACTTACCTAAGCCACCCTGTTTAGCCATTACGTTTTCTTAACCTTGTTAGCTTTACTTCCACTGTATGTACCACCAGCAGCCTTATACGCCTTAGTTAACCAAGCACTAGCATAAGCGCTGGGCCATACCTTGAACTTCTTCTTAGCCTCTGCCTTCTTACGAGCATACAGCTTCTTATTTGTAGGGGTAGGTGATTTACTCATGCTACTATAAAGTCCACTATTTGTCCGTCTGGCTTACGGAGTTTATTAGGATCAGGATGATAGGCATACATCTGATTAACTATCTTAAGGTCTTCTACAGGTGTGTCAGGGGTTACCCTGTTAGGTTGTTCTGCTTTATGCTCTTCATTATTTCTACTAGACCTGTCCTTGTCAGCTTTCTCAAACACTATGTTATCATGCGTCTGAAAAGGAAAACTAGGTAAAGGAAAGTGAGAGATAAGAGTCATTCTAGTACAGGCTCCTTAGTGCCAAACACTCTCTCATAAGTCATATCACTACTGTACTCTTCAGCCCACCTATTCTCAGTAAAGGTAGCAAACTCTATCAGAGCCTCTAGGTCAAGATCCATAGAGTTCATATAAGTCTTCATATCCACAACATCCTGCTGTAGCACTTCAATAGTGTGGGCCTGTTTAGATACCCACCATACTGCAGCTACAAGCTGTACAGCCATAGCTATAACTAGAGCGACAGGAAGTTTAAGATCAGTCATACTACCACGCCTTACAGGACCAGTACCTAGCAGTAAACTTATCCTTGGCAGTATCACAGTTATGTCTAGCCCTAAAGTTACTACGACGATCAGGCTGATCCTTCTTGATCGACATATTAGGGTCACCGAAACGAACTACTTTAACTTGGTCACCCTTCTTAGCTAGTACAGCACTCTTCTTAGAACCACCAGGAGTACGCTTAGGTTTGTTGTAACCAGGATAAGTTTCACCCCGGTACTTCAACTTACCACTAGGTAAACGCTCTACATCTTTAGTTGTAGCCATACTACTTCTTTCCAGCTTTACTATTACGAGGGAAACTACGGTTCTTCTTTTTAGTCGTTACACGTAGATTAGCTTTAGAGTTATCGTGAGGGTTACCATTCTTGTGGTCAACATCCTTACCGTCACCCTTCTTAACTTTACCAGCAGCTTCTAACTTACGTCGAGCCTTCTTACGGGCAGCATTACGAGCCAACTCTCTAGGAGTACTCTGTAATTGTCGCTCTCTCTTGTAGTCTCTACCTGCCATAGTCTCGCTCTCTATCAGGGTCTAACACTTCGTAACGCTTAAGGTGACCCTCTAAATACATCGCTCTCTCAACGTGATCCAAAGAGTACCTCACACCAGTGTCAGCCTCAATAGCTGCCCTGATATAAAAGACATCACTCTTAGGAATGTGAATCTTTTGCATAGCCTTGTTATTGTTACTAGCAAGAGCTTTGTAAAACTCCTCTATAACATTATCAGATGCATACAGTTGTACGGACTTTTTCATATAAGTCAACACTTAATTTAATAAACGACAAGGAAAAGAGGTATGTGTAAGCTAGTGAGTCTAACTTAAGAGGGAAGAGGGAGACACAAGAGGGAGTTAAACTCTAAAAGCTTAACACATACCAACTAGTTTATGATTGTTATTGTTATTATCACATAAACTGTAGTTAGTTTACACTATCTTCTACTTGTTGTCAACTATTATTTCACTTAACGACAGAAGAAAGTCTCTACTACATAGTTAAACTCTCTAAGTTAAACTCTATCAAGTGTTTAGATTATAGAAGAAGTTTAAGATAGTAGATGTTTAACTTTAAAAGTTTAACTCTGCTGCTACTGCTACGCAGTTATACACATCTGTGACCCTCTGTCAAGTGCTTTTCTTTAGAAGCTATACTTAATAGTCACTCTATATATACTAAAGGATAGGTATTACACTATACAGAGCAAAAAACCCCGTGTGTGTATTTGTATATATATAACGTACTGGTATACCCCCAGTGGCCCTCGCCCCGCTGCTACTTTAGGTTGCATTTACCTGGTCATTTTCTACCTTAGGTTGTGTTTTTAGAGCAATTCTAAGCAAATTGTGTCGTTTTCAGGATATGGTAATAGGTAAAGCCTTGAAATCATTACAAAAATAAACTGTTTGATTGTCAGATATCCGTAAAATATGTCGTAAAAAGCCTACCCCCTCAGGGTTTGCTCGCGTTTAAGGGTAACGGATGCACAACACACACTTTTAGGTTGAGCCTATATAAGTATAAAGACAAACCTGCCTATGCTACTATAACATGCAATCCGATTCACTTCCTAAGCCATTGCTTTTAAACGATAACCAAAATTAATTCAGTGAAATGTAAAATACTTGTTGCAATCTTTGATCAAATAAATCAGATTGGTTACATCGAAAGCGACAAGGCGAAACGCACAAGGTTAAGACCTAGCACAAGCCAGCGTCCTAGACGATCTGGCCGGATAGAAGACCCGCCAAAACTAGAAAGAACAGACTAAAAAATAAGACTTGACTACAAAACGAAAATAAAACAGACTGAATACAAGATCAGCGCAATAAAAGATCAGCGCACAAGACAAGTTAGGATCACTTGAATATAAGTATGGGCCGTGGCGTCAAGTCACTAGAGCAGAATATCGCCGAAGGTTACACTCTAACTCCCTCTGCAAATCAGTGTGGCATAAGCGTCCGTTGTGAAACGTGCGCCTATCTGTCGAGAGAGACTTTGGGCAATAGAGTGTTGGTTGCAAAAACAAACTAAAGCAGCGTCCGGGCTGACATTCCAGGCGTTGCACTCAAGAACTGTCTTGACTATATGATTGACTTGATCGTATGCTCTAGGAAGTTCAACACAATGAGGTGACACATGACCCAATACACTCGCAACATTCTGGCTTGCTTCAAACAAGCTACACAAGCTGAGATTGATCACGGTCTAACTTGGTACGCAGACGCTAAGTCTGACGCTCAAAGTATGGCTGACAAGTATGAGCTACCCCTACACATTGTGGTTGGTGTCGTAGCGGCATTGTCTCCCACTAATCGTTGGGAACGTAACCTTATTGACGCTGACAATATGCTCAATACGTTTGTCTCTGGTGGCTATGTTGAAGAGTGTACACCTTGCACCTATAAGAAGATGCGAGACAAGGCTTGGGATATCCTGCAGACTACACCACACAATGCAGATGATGTTGCCTTTATACTTAGAGGCCCAAAGATTACTGACTTCTTTTGGTGCATCATGGGCGAAGATGTGTGTGTCATTGACGGTCATGCTTGGTGCATCGCTAACAAAGACAGACGCACAATGCAGGAAGTGCCAAGCATAGGTAAGAAGCTACGACTAGAGCTCCAACAGTGCTACAGTCGTGCTGGTAAAAAGCACGGCATGACAGCCTATGAAATGCAAGCTGCGACTTGGGTTGCTTGGAAACGTATTCACAATGTTTAGGCTTGACAGCCTAGACTAACTTAACTAACCTTAACTTATCTTAACTGTCTTAGAAAGGACATCACTATGTTTTACTGCATCGCTACTAAACCGCTTAATGACCGCACCAATGGTTTCCGCTTCAATGTTCTCGGCATCAAGGGCTTGACCCGTAAGCGCAAGACTTTCAGCCGTGGCTTCAAGCTTGAGGCAGGTAATTGTATGACAGCCTTGCACCTTGGCAAGCGTACTGTTTACTTTGAGCGCAAGCCTAATCGTGTATCAACACGGCGTGTCCGTCACTTTGCAGGGTAACTAGCATGCCAAGCACACCAGAAAACAAACGTCTGCAGAGACTACACAAAGAGTACGGCATAGATCAGACTTGGATAGATGCAGCACTTAAGCTTCAAGACAACTGTTGCGCTGGGTGTAAGCGTTCATTCGATACGCTACCTCGCTATGTAGTAGATCACAAGCACGATACAAGTGTTAAGATTGTTAGGTGTTTGCTTTGTGATGAATGCAATGGTGCGCTTGGTACACTTGAAAAGTTACGCAAAGATATGAATAGATTTGAAAGACTGACTTGTATTGCTGACATGTACGTGCACTATGAGACAATCTATCCTAGTCATAACGAATAGAGGAGCTAACACAATGGAGTTAAGAGAGATAACACAAGCTTTATCCAATGGTGATGATGTACGTTGGGCCAATGATGGCTACCGTGTACAGTGGGAGAACCTACCTAATGGCCCTGCAATCACAATAAGATACACTACCAATGGTTTCGGTGGAGCAATGGCTGGCAGTGAAATGAAAGACTGTTATATAAGGAGGTAACACCAGATGGCTAAACTAGACTTCAACAATATTGTGGTGCGTCATAACGGGCGCACCATATCCATCGCCCAACATTGGAGCCGTACCTCTGATGGTGATTTTCTAAACGCACAAGAGATAGCAGACGTTGGTGAACTGTATCACGATGATTAT